GAGCACGCGGGCGCCCAGGCGCGCCATGACGAGCGCATTGCGCAGGGCGTCGACATACAAGTCGGGGCGAATCGACGTGCCGACGAGGTTGCCCGCCTCGGTGGTCGTGCCGACGTTGAAATCGCGCCGCCATACTTCGAAGGGCACATAGAAGCCCTCGGGGGTGCGGCCGACGGACTTGGCGAGGGCGAGCGAGGCTTCGCGCTCGAGGCCGGCTTGCGACCAATCGCCGGCGACGGCGGCTTGCAAGGCGCGCGCGAACGAATAGCGTTGCACTTCACGGGCCGTCATGCCGATATCTTGCGAGCGGGTGTCGGCGTGCTGCGACTCCATCTTCGCCATGATGTGATCTTTGAATTGCTCGGGCGTGCGGCCGTTGCGGACGTATTCGGCAGCGTCTTTGCTGCTCACGTAGCGGGCGTATGTTTCGCCGAGGTCGATGATGCCTTGCGCGCGGGCGCGTTCCTGCTCCGCGGGGGTTGGGACTTGGGTTTCTGCCATGATTTTCACCTCTGTGGGAGTGGGAACAACATCCGCGATTGTGCGAATTAGGACGGTATTGACGAGTTGCTCGGTGGGCTCGGCCGCGCGACCGACGCCGACGGCGGTATCGGCCGGGATGGCGACGATGGAAATTTCGAAGGGTTCCCAATCGGTGACGCGGTAGGTGCCCTCGCCCTCCTCCTCGTCCTCGAGCGTCATGCGGTGGACGAAGTAGCCGACGCTCACGTGTTGCCGGATGCCGTCTTGCACGTCTTGGAAAGCGACCGACGCATCCGGCCCGGAGCCGAAGCGCACGACGGCGCGGCCGACGCGATCGTCGCCGATGGTGACGGACTCGACGACGCCGATTTGCCGGCGCGGGTCATGGTCGAGCAATACCGCGCCGGCGTTGTTCAGCCGGTCGAGGCGAATCGATTGTGCGGCATGGTCGAGGATTTCATTGCCGGCCCATCGCGGGACGGGGGTTTCTGACGAAAAGGCGAGCTCGACGGTACGCGCCTCGGCGTCGACGCTGGCGCGATCGAAGCGAAGCGAGCGATACAGCTTGCCCGTTCGCATGGTGGTTTCGCGGGTGCGTTGGTTGGTCATTGGTCGGCCTCATTAGGCGGTGGGGGTGGCGGCGCCGCGGGCGCGGGCGTGTTGTCGAGCGTGACGCCCACGTCGGCGAGCTTGTCTTGCTCGGCCTTGAGCTCGTCGACAATGTCCTCGAATTCGCGCCCTTGGCTTGCCGCGACTTGCGTGCGCGACGACAGCCCGGCGCCGATTTGTGCTTTGGCCGCTTCGACATCCTTGAGCGGATCGACCCAAGCCCACGTCCGAGGCTGAAAGCGCGATCGATCGAGGAGCCGGGCGTACATGGCCGGAATTTTGGCGGCCGGCAGGGTGAGGCCCGACTCGAATGTGAGGGCGTCGTTGGCGAGCGCGGTGCGCAGCCATTCGGTATAGACCGGCATCACGACGGCATTGATGAGCCAGCGTTGCCGCATGCGCCAGTAGTCGCGCTCCGACATTTCGGCGATGCGCGCGCTCGAGTAGTTGACGTCCGTCATGTCGCCGCTCAGATTGTGAGCGGCCACGTTGAGGCCGGCGGCCACGCCGCGAATGCATGCCTTGAGGAAGGACTCAAAATTCTGGTGCGGGTAGTCGGGGTCCCAGGATTGGAGTTCGTAGCCGGCGGGGAGCTCGATAAACTCGCCCGGTTGGGCGCTCATTTGCGGCAAGCCGGTCGACTCGTCGCGGCCGGTGGCGAGCTCGAGGCCGGCGTTGGGGTCGGCCTCGGCGGATTTCTTGAACACGCCCATTTTCGACGCGCCGACGCGGGCGGCGATTACGGCGGCCTCCTCGAATCCGTGGAGCATGTCCATTCGGACGAGGACGCTATGCATCCAAGTGTAGCCGCGGGTCTGCTCGGCGCGCTCGATCACGAACGGGTGGAGTATGTCGGCCGCGGGCACGCGCTCGACGCCCGGCTTGACGGATACATAATTCTCGCCGGGGTGCGAGGTACGGACGTGGTACGCGAGCGGGCGGCCGAATGCGTTGAGCTCGACGCCCATGCGAATCACGTTGCCATTGCGCAGGACTTGATTGATTGACTCGTCGAGCCGATCGGCCTCGAGCAATTGCAGGCCGAGCCCATAGGGGAGCGCCCGATTTCGCACGAGCCGCACGAGGCTTTCGCCGTCGCGTGCCGCGGACGTGGCGACAATCTCGAGCATTTCGGCAAAGCACATGCGCCCGGTGACGTCGGCTTGCTTCGCCCATTTGGCCCAATGGGCTTCGACGGCGTTATTGATGCCGGTGTCGAGTTTGCCGGCGTCGGTGAGGGCGCGCACTTGCAAGCGGGGCCCATCGGCGCCGACGAGATTGGACGCGACGAGCGAAAGAAAGCGCCGGCCGAGCTCGGTGTTGGCGCACAGGGCGCGCGCTCGAGCGCGCAGGATGACGAGCGATGCGTCGAGGTCAGAGTTGACCGAGCCGGACCATGCGGCCATTGATGCGGTCAAGCGGCTCACGGCGGCGCCCGCGAAATTGCGGTGAAACTTTCCCGCTTGTGCGGCTACGGCGCGCTCGGCGCGCCGCTGTGCGTTCCATTGCTCGAGGATGCGCGAGCCGCGCGTGCCGGCACTGATCGGGACGACGGCGCCGCTCATATGCGAACCTGTATCACGCCGGCGCCACTGCCAAGCCCGGCGGCGAGCCGTTTGGCGGCCTCGAGCGATCGGAGCTCGGCGCGGTAGACGTTGCGCAGTTTGAGCAAGTCATCCCAAGGCGTGCGGGAAAGCGCCCGGCCGGCGATTTGGAATGACATCTGGTCGGAGGTAGCTTTGCGCGCGATGACGGCCTCGATGTTGTCGAGGACGATTTGCGCGTGCGGGCGGGCATCGTAGGGCGAGGCGGCGTCGTTGGCGCGCAAGTCGGGCAAAAGCGTCCACGCGCCGGCGGCGAGCGTGTATTTCTCGGCGCCGGACTCGACCCATGCGACCCACTGGTATCGGCCGGCTTGCCACGCGGCCGAGTCGGCCGCGTCGACCGTGACGGCGAAGGCGTCGCCCTCGGCGGCGGCCGTGATGGTAAAGCCGAACGCGGGATTTTTAGCTTGGTACTTGAGCGTCCAGGTTGACGCGGGGTAATCCGTCGATAGGTCCTCGCGGCGCCATTTGACGGTGTCGCCGACGCGAATTTCGCTCGGCTCGATGTTGGGTACGGATGCAGTCATCGCGCGCCGAGTGTGGCGCGCGCGGCTGTGTCATTTGTAGCCCGAAACGGGACTATTTCTTGAGGTGGCGATAAACGGTCGAGCGGCTGACTTGGTAGCGCTCCATTGTGGCGCGCACGCCGCCGGTGCAATCGAAGGTGCCGGTGCCGAGGACAAAGCCCGGCCGCGTGGGTACGGTGATTCGACAGCCGGCGAACGGCTGGCGCACGCGCTCGGCAAGGGCCTCAACTTGGCGGCTTTCGAGTGTGATGCCGAGCTCGCGCTCGATGGCGTGGGCGAGTTCATTGAGGAGCATGTCGAATTCCCTTGTGCGTGTCATTTACTTGTATCCCATCACAAAGCCCGGCCGGCGTGGCGGGCGCGTAACTGGTGGGCGTGCGGGTGGTGGCGGGCTTGTCGTGGCGACGAGCGCCGGCGGTGGTGGCGGTGGCGGTGATGACTCCTCGGGATCGGTAGACGGGGCGGTGTCGGGCGCCTCGAGCGCCTCGGCCGGCTCGAGCGGCGCGGTCGTCGAGGCATCGAATAGGCCCGATTGCATCACGGCCGCCTCTATCGCGGCCCATCGGGATTCGGCATAGATTTCGATCCGCAGGGATCGCGCCGCGTGGAGCGCGTACACCTCGCAGTCGAGCGCCTCATTGCGGCGGCCGGCTTTCTTTTGCCATACCTTGACGAGCTTGCGCGCGCCGGGCGCCGGTGCTTTGATTTCGCTCAATAGTTGCTGGTAGTAGTCGGGCCGCACGTCGCGATAGGCGTGGATGCGACCGGGCCCGGAGCCGCCGAGCTTGATGCGCCCGCCACCGTCGCCGCCGAGGATGAGGTCTTTGGCGCGCCACGTGCCGACCATGTAAACCGGCAGGCCGAAGCGGGCGGCCTTGTGCTTTAGGGTGACTTCGCGCACTTGCGGGCGCGTGAATATGTCGCGGGTGGCGGTCGAGGCGCCTTTGACGGCCATGCATCGGCGGGCGTTGAGGCGCCGGTTGAACTCGCGCACGGCCTTATAGACGGCCTCGTCGGTTTGTCCGTCCGACGAGTCGAATGACGCGGCCATTGTGCGCAATTCCGCGCCGCTGGCGTGCCGGAAGGCGCGCCCGAAAATGAGCTCCCAGGCTTGTTCCCACACGTGCCACTCGAGCACGTTGCCGAATAGCTCGCCGAAGTAGACGAGCCAAGACTCCTCGCCGCGGCCCCATGCGCGTATGACGATGGCGAGGCGATCGTGTTGCGTGTCGAGGCCGGCGGTGACGACAAGCCCGCCGGCCGGGACGGTGAGCTCGGGATAGCCCATCGCGCGCGCTTGTAAGTCATCTTCCTCGGGTACGTCATTGCGATATTCCCAAGGCAGGCCGAGGGCGCCGTTGTAAAAGGCGATCAGGGCGCCGACGTCGCCGGCGGCCTCCTCGTGCTTTGCCGCGAGGTATCGCTCGACGAGGCGCGGCAAAGCGCATTGCTTAAATGGCGACATGAGCTCGTTGAAATAGTACCCGCGGATGCGCCGAAAGGGCGCCGTCGCGCGCCAGTGCCCGGTTCTCGAGGAGTTCGCATTCTTCTCGTCGTTGGTCCATTCGGCGCCGCACGCCGCGCACACGTAGCGCGCGGTATCGGGCAAGGCGGCGCCGTAGACCGGGTGTGCAACCGAGGGATCCGAGGACCAGCGGACTTGTTCCCATCGTAGCGGCGCGGCTTCGCCGCAGTGGTGGCACTCGACGTACCAATAGCGTTGATCGGATTTTAGGAGCTCGGCCTCGATCGATGAAACGCCCTTGATGGTTGGCGTACCGCCGACGAGCATTTTGGCGTCGGCGTAGCTTTTGCCGCGGTCGCGCAATAGCTCGATCGAATCGCCTTGCCCGCGCAGGTTGACGTTGCAGTCGTCGGGCTCCTCAACGATGAGCCGCTTGGCGGATGTCGACTTGACGCCGCCGGCCGAATTGCTGCCGACGTACTTGATGAAACCGCCGGGGAATGTCTTGTGATCTTGCCGGTAATCGCGCGAGCGGGATTTCACCTCGATTTTGTCGGCGAGCGCCGGCGATGCTTCGACGACGGGCTCGAATTTCTCGATGTTGAAATCGCGCGCCGTTTTGTCGCGCGGGAACATGCATATCATGGGCGCCGGGTCTTGGTCGATGGTGTAGCCTTGCCAGCCCATCACGAGCCCCATCGTCCAGCCGATTTGTGATGACTTTTGGCCGCATACCTCGATCACGTCGGGGTCGGTCAATGCCTGCGCCGGCTCGCGCAGGTACGGCGTCACGGCGAGCGAGTAGCGCCCGGCGACGGCCGACGTATCGGGCAGATGCATGCGCGCCTCGAGCCATTGGTCAACGCCCATCGGGGTCGGCCGGCGGGCGCAGCGCAACACCTCGCGCGCGAGCTTATAGAGTCGGTCGGAGTCCGTCGCACTCATGGTCGGCGATTTCCTGCAAAGCGGACTCGAGGCGCGAGGTGAGCGTCGCGCGGAATGCCTCGGGCACGTCGGGCGCGGCGGCGACAGCCATGACGCGCGTCGATGTGACGGTCATAATGTAGCGCCACGTGCGCCGGGCGAGCTCGAGCGAGATCAAGTCGCCGCGCTCGAGCTTGAGCTTGAGCTCGGCGCGCTCGGCCTCGGCGAGCTCGCGGCGCGTCTTGGCGACGTGAAACGAGACGGCCTCATTTTCTGTCGGCGGCGGTGCGGCCGTTGAGGGCGTTGGCGCCGGCAATTGGTCGGGCGTCATGTTGGGCGCCGGCCCGGAGATCAGAATACGGGACTCGCGCGCCGGATCGGCGTGGGTCGCGATGGCGGCGAGCGCGGCGGCTTCGTCGAGGAGCCCGTCGGGCGCGAGTGTCACGACGCCGCGGCGGATCCAATCGTTGACGGCTTGCCGCGTGACGTTGTGCCGGCGCGCGAATTCCGATTGCGTGATGTTCGGCATGCGGCTAGTCGGAGCGTTCGCGCACGGCGGCGGCGAGCTCGGTGATGGCCTCGGCGATCGAAACGAGCCCGGCCGTGACGCCCATGATGGCCTCGGTCACGCATTCGACGGCGCCGCCGGCGGCATCCGTGCCGGGACCGATAGCGGGCGCTTTTAGGGCGCTCGCGATGTGATTGGCCGCGTCCGCGCAGTCGCGCAAGGCTTCGCCGAGTTCGTTGTCGTCGTTCATTGTTTGGGCCCTTTGTGGATGGTTTGGATGCCGTCGTAAAACTCTCGAAAGAACGCGACGACGGCCGCGTCGCAGTGGAGCGAGGTTTGCTCGATGCGCGGGTTGGTGTTGACGTTCGCCGAGCTCAGAATCGCGCAATGGAAGGCGTCGGCCTCGTTGACGAGGAGCGACACTTTCGAGTGATTCCGCGCAATTTTGGCCGAGCCGCCGGTGTATCGCGCGAGCGACGAGGCCGCGGCGAAAATGTCGCCATATTCCGCCGCCATGTGCTCGCCGAAGTTGAAATCGAGCCGCGTGACGCGCGCCTCGTCGACCCATCGCTCGAGGAGCGCCACATCGGGCGCCGCCATAACCCACGTGGAAATCATCAGATAGTCGACGGGCTGAACCTTGAGCACGTGGGCCACGTAGGAAAGCGCGTCGATGTCGCCGTGACTGAGGACGTGATAGCACGCGCCGGCCTCGAGCCGGGCGGGGAGCACGTCGGCGAGCACGTTTTCGCTTCGCGCCCGGCGCACGAATTGTCGCGGATGCGATTTCATCGCCCGCGCGCGTTTCCCGGCGTCGGGATCCGCGGCGGCGAGCTCAAGGCCGGCAAGCATGGGTGTCGAGTCAAGCGTCATCATTTCCTCGAAATCTAGCGCGATTTCGCGTCGTTTCGCGC